CGCATTTGAGAGAGAATGCGGGTTCAAGGAAGTTTGGGTGAGTGGCTGAAACCACCAGTTTGCTAAACTGACGTACTCGTAAGGGTACCGGGGGTTCGAATCCCCCAGCTTCCGCAAAAAATCTCAATATAAAAAAGAGCTAAGTTTTAAAGACTTGGCTCTTTTTAATCTATCAAACTCCGGTGGGTTCGTCTAACGGTTAGGACACATGCCTCTCACGCATGTAATACGAGTTCGATTCTCGTACCCACTACTATCTGATTATCAGCCTCTTACTAACAAGTAAGGGGCTTTTTCATTGCCCTATATCTATATCAAAGTATCGTTTTTAGGCGTTATTAACGGGTATTTTCAAAAGAAAAAATGCAAATTTAATGCAAATTTTCATCTTGCATTATTATCGCGCTATCCCGTTTATACGCTGTTTGCGTATATATACTAAAAATGATAATAATATGGCAACAGTTAGTTTTTACTTAGACACCCGCAGAGAAAAGAAAGACGGTACATTTCCGGTTAAGCTACAAGTCAGACACAAAGGACAGATAATGTTATGCACTGATTTTTGCGCTACGCCGGAAACATGGACGGGCACAGAGTATAATAAGAACGCAAAGAATCATAAAACTAAGAACGTAGCGATTCGGAATCTCATTAATCGTGTTGAAATGTTACTTGTTATACTTGACGATAATCAGAAGTTAAGAGGAATGAGCGATAAAGCGTTAAAAGACTACATTATAAAATCTATCAAAAACGAATCGACCTGTAAAACTTTCGTAAGCTACATAGACGAGTTTGTAGCAACAAAATCAAAGGAAAATACAATCGTTTTATATAAAGCGACAAAAAATAAGATTCTCACCTATGATCCAACCTGTACATTTGAAACAATGACAAAGAAATGGCTAGAATCGTTCAATAAATGGCTAAAAGATACCGGAATAAAAACAAACTCGATTTCAATCCATTTAAGGAATATTAGGGCGATTTTCAATCACGCGATAGATAATGATGAAACGGAACTATATCCATTTAGAAAGTTCACAATAGAAAGGGAGGAAACTAGAAAACGATCGTTAAAACCGGATCAACTTATTACCCTAAAAGATTTCAACGGAGAAGAATATCAAAAAGAGTATCAAGACATATTCATGCTTATGTTTTATCTAATCGGAATAAACGCAATAGACTTATTTAACCTCAAACAAATAGTTGACGGACGCATAGAATATAAACGAGAAAAAACCGGAAAGCTATACTCTATCAAAGTAGAACCGGAAGCAATGGAGATAATAAACAGGTATAAAGGAAATAAATTTCTACTAAACACGCTCGAAACCAACGATTACAATTATAGAAAGTATATGGCAGCAATGAATAGAGGTTTGCAAAAACTGGGAAATTTCAAACGAAAAGGATTAGGCGGGAAAAAGATTAGAGATATTTTATTTCCCGGCATCACCTCGTATTGGGCGCGCCATACATGGGCTACAATAGCGCATAAAATAGGAATATCGAAAGATGTAATATCTTTAGCTTTGGGGCACGAGTTCGGATGCAAAACAACCGGAATTTATATAGATTACGATTTAGAGCAAATAGATAAAGCGAATAGAAAAGTAATAGACTATATTAATTCGTTATCGCTTTAACCAGGTTAAACACTTATAGCCCCACAATCAGCACTGTTGCGGGGCTTTCTCGTATTACTTCTTTAAGAAGTTTTTATAAATACAAAGAATATCCTCTATTTCTGAATTGGATAAATCATCCCTCTGAAAAGGAGCGGGTAACATATTTTTCAAAACTCGAATACCTTTAATTTTCCCTAATACTTCATTTGCTCCTTTCTTGGTTCCACTATGTAAATAGATCGCATCTGGAAATATCCCTAAAAATGCACCTATCCGATGCGAGGTATCATATATGCAAAGCTCTCCTATATTGTCTACCTTACAATCTTGTATGATTTTAAATAGCTCATAAAAACTACGAACTTCTTTAATTTCATCTTTCATTAAAAGAATTCTATCGCAAAACTTCGATAAATGATCGGTATTAATACGTCGCTGATGGCTATGTTTATGCCCTCTCGTATCTCTAGCGTTAGCTGCCAATCTTATCGCATCATCTATCGTTGTAGATTTTTCCGTATCATTCAAAACAGAATCACAAGAGACGTGTTTTTTATAATGATTAATAATAACGATATATTTATCATCCCTACTCATGGAGTCGGTTATAAATAAATCATCGAAATAATCAGAATACTTACAGCATCTTCCTTTAGGTTTTCTTACAGTAATACATGCCATATTCATAAATTTAAAATCTATGCAAAAATACCCACTCCTTGCAAATAAATTAGTTAAACAGGATATGCTTAATAACATACATCCAAAAGCCCCAACGACACTTAGTCTAGGCTCATTCCTTTTGGAGTAAATAACGTATTGTCTCTCACTTTCGGAAATTAACAACTTTTCCCGTAGAGAGATGATATAACAGACATTCACGTCTGCATACAAATTATTTTTCAATTTGAATATTATTCTACCAATTATAAGAGAACATAAAGATTAATGACTCTAGCATTTTACTAGAGCATGAGAATTGCTATTAGGAAATCTATTGTATACTAAATTTAATTTGAAACTAATTATAATGGTTTATCCTCTTTTATTCTATTCTTAGTAATCCAAACCAAATATTCAACACCTAAATTAGTTATATATATATTATTATCTTGCTTAATAATTAACATACTACTATACAAAAAAGACAAATAGTCCCCTAGTTCCCAACTGTTTAATATTTCAGAAAATTGCAGTCTAACTTTACTATAATATTGAGATACATCTTCTTCTGAAATTCCATCAGAAGAATTTAACAACCTCAATAAACGTATCTGGCTGCCGAAAATAGCTATATTAATTTTCTCGAAAGTTAAAAGCAATTGGCTTCCTGCTAAATGCCTTAACAATACTTTAGTAGTTTCCCCTGTTATATCAAATCCTTTTTCTACAAGTTCTTTTTTAATGTTATTTTCTATGTCTGCGATAACTACAGAGTTGCCTATTCTGTCAATTAATTCTTGAACAGTATCATTGTTTACAGGTTGTAAAACATTTGGCTTATCAGAATAATAATCTCCAAAAATATTTGTGCTTTGTTGTTTTTGAGTCTGCGTATTTGTTATTGATATTATATGAGAAATTAATTCAGTATTCCTCTGCTCCAATTTTTTATTCTCCTTTTCTTTATTTTTTATTTCTCTTTTAATTGATACAATTTTACCGATTGAGAAATTGTCAAATGATTCTGCAAGAACAAGAATTAGTAATATAGATAATAGAAAAAATATCCCATTCTTAAATTCTCCATATGGTTCAACACAAAAAAAATTAAAAAAAATCATACTAGCAATACCTAAACAAAAAAGTATGATTAAAATTCGTACAAACCAGTTTTTGGGATTGTTTTCCATATTTTCCATTGTATTATATTAGCTATAGATTTTATATAAAATAAGTAACTAGAATTGAACACAGGTTACAATTTCACCACAAAAGTAATTATTTATTCAAAAAAAACAATAGCTGTTAAAAAAAAGATGAATTTAAACTTAGAACTCACAACTAAATAATATGCCTCATATCAAAAAATTAAAGACCTTTTACCTGTTCGTTAACAAGTAATCTTCTACTTCTTTTTCAAACAATAAGTCAACCATCCAATCACACAAGTAATAACCAGCACGAACGCCCATCCGCCTAGCTCCATCTTTAAACTTTGCCATCTGTTCAACTTCTTTTCGACCGGATAAGGCACACGAATAGAATCGTTTTTAAGAATCGTATCGGTACGATTCGTTGTTAAGTAGCGATACAGATACTTATATCTATACAGATAAACTGTATCGCCCTTTATGAGCGTATAAATACTATCTCGTTGATAGATGCTATCATAACGGGTACTATCACGTGTTTTGTATTCAGTGCGAACGGATTCAACCGGGATATATTGAGTCCGGCATGACACGAAACATATTGCTAACATCAGCAATATGATAATATAAACTAGCCGCCTCATGGTCGAACTACTGTATTACGCAAGAAATTAGGGAACTCGGAGCGTACATCAAAACAGGGGCACGCCTTTATATATTCTTTCGGCTCTACCTCTCCGCTTCCATCCAGATCGGGCGAAGTGTCACGATGTCCGAGAACCTCGATTATCTCATATTCTTTGCAGAGTTTAGCAACCAACTCGCGCAAAGCTGCTTTTTGAGCGATCGTTCTTGTGTCTGTGGGCTTTCCGTTTGCATCCAAGCCGCCGATGTAGCAAATACCAATACTATGTTTATTATATGAAGATTCGCTAAAACCCTTCGTATTACAATGCGCCCCGTCAACTGCTAAAGATCGCCCTTTTTCTACCGTTCCATCAATCCGGATAACATAATTATATCCGATCTGGTTAAATCCGCGCGCCCGGTGCATACGATCAATATCTTTTGCGGTTAAATCCTGCCCGGCACGCGTAGCCGAACAATGGATGATAATCGAGTCTATTTTATTCATTGCTTTCTTCTTTATTTTGATTGTTAATAGTTATTGGTCTACGCGGCGGAGTTCTCCGGCTGCACTCGCTGTCTGGTCTATCACATCGGTTGTGTTCCGCATCCTTAAAAGCTAATTCAAGCTCGTAGTATTTACGCATCCAATTTTGCGCCTCTGCCTGTGCGGTTCTCCATTCTCGATAAATCGTATCTACTTTCTCGTCTCGTTGTTTTAATCGTTCGTCGTACCGTTCAATCTGCTTGTTTAGATTGTCAATGATAGAAAGTAAATTTTGAAGTTCCATAGAATCCGCCGTAGCCTTTTCTTTTCTAGCGTTCGTTTTTCGATTCGCTAGAAAAGTAACAGTAAATCGGATCGCCTCTAATCCTCCTAACGCTCCTATGATTTTTAACCATTCGTCCATATTTTTATTTTATGTATTTCATATCGCTTTGGGTAGCTCTTATTCTACCGATAAAGCCTCATTAACCGCTACCTGAACAAAAGCGACGAACCCCGTACTCACATATTTTTTAATACTTTCCGCCTGTTCGGGAGATACTTCTACTTCACCGTTCTTGTAGATGTTTTGAGCTAATTCCAACTCACCCAAATCGGCGGTTTTCTGATAAATCGCATTGCCTAACATTTTTGCAATATCGACGGTACTGTTATTCCCTTCGATGTCTTTTACTTGAATTTCTCTAAAGTCTATTTTCATAATTATGTAATTTAAATATTATTACCAAGTTGCACTAAATAAAATTCCATTTTTAAATTGCAATACTTTAGTTCGTGTACTCCCATTATGCCATACTTGGGCGATTTCAATATATTCATCAATCCCTCTTCTGCCATCAACTACAATACCACCATCAATAGCAAGTGCTATATTATCTCGTCCTCCGGTTACGCTAATAGATACGCCCCTGTTTATATCATAAGGTCTTGATCGGTGATCGTAGAATCTTCCTAAATAATCGACTCCTAATGTACTAAATGGACCGACAATCACTTGTCTATTGGGACTATTAAAACCAATCATATTGTCGTAAAGAAACATTTCGTTACCAGAATTTGTGCCACTAACAGAACCCGTTCCGATATGGGTATTAGATATTTGGAACCCTGCGATTGTTCCTTCTACAGCTTCTATTCGTTTTACAACGAGTTTGTTTGCATCAATAAAGTCAGTTACGATCTTACCGTTTTTTATGAAAATCTCTCCGCCTACGGTCACCGCCCCCGTTGCGGGGAGTGACAATTTACCATCTGCTGTTAATTCAAGCCCGGTTACATTATGCTTAATTGAGCCGCCTTTTATTAACCAACCCTGCGTTTTTGATAGATTACCGACGAATAAACCCGATGTTCCTAATATATCAATCGTCGCATTTTGAGCTACTAACAACTGCGTAGCGACATTTATAAATTCGTTAAACAAAGTCCATTTCGTTACATCGAAAGAAGAACCGGAATTATGATCCGCACGACACGAATAAGTATTACCGTTGTAGATGATAGTATCTCGATACTGCGTGTTGTTAACATAGTTAGTATTTGCTTTCCACTCGCCGCGCGGACGGATTAGAGCACCGGGAAGCCCGGTTGCTCCAGTTGCACCCGTATCTCCCTTATCACCCTTGTCACCTTTGTCACCCTTAACCTTCGTCCATGTATAAGCGAAAAACGTATTACTGTCTGCCGCCGTAAAGTCAGTATATTGTCCGATATATGCGCCCGGCGTCTCACCGTTGTTAGCGGTAAACGTCGTACCGTTGTCCGAGTACTTGATGTGTAAGTAGGAAGTTTGTCCATTGGCTCCGGTTGGTCCGGCAATACCTTGTTCTCCTTTAGGACCTTGCGAACCTTTCAACTGTACCCACTTATATGAAGTGTATCCGGTTGGAGCAGTCGCGCTTGTTGTTACCGCTGTACCGATATAAGTATTCGGAGTGTCAGACATCGGATTACCGTTCGCATTAGCGGAGTACTTTACGTGAAAATACTGTGATGTGCCGGGAATACCTTGCGATCCGGTCGGTCCTGTATCACCTTTGTCACCTTTTGCCCCGGTTGCACCTGTTTCACCCTTGTCACCTTTATCGCCTTTGTCGCCCTTGACTTTCGTCCAGGTATAAGCAGAAAACGTATTGCTGTCTGCCGCCGTAAAGTCAGTGTATTGTCCGATATATGCGCCCGGCGTCTCACCGTTGTTAGCGGTAAACGTCGTACCGTTGTCCGAGTACTTGATGTGTAAGTAGGAAGTTTGTCCGTTGGCTCCGGTTGGTCCGGCAATACCTTGTTCCCCTTTAGGACCTTGAGAGCCTTTCAACTGTACCCACTTATATGAAGTGTATCCGGTTGGAGCGGTCGCGCTTGTTGTGACCGCTGTACCGATATAAGTGTTCGGAGTGTCAGACATCGGATTACCGTTCGCATTAGCGGAGTACTTTACGTGAAAATACTGGGATGTGCCGGGAATACCTTGCGATCCGGTCGGTCCTGTATCACCCTTATCGCCTTTGTCTCCTTTGTCGCCCTTGACACCCGTTTCTCCCTTAGAGACATATTTAAGCCAATCAGTAGAATTGTCTGTTGGTTCTTGGATTGTTTTGTCTACAATACATATCCATGTACTGCCATTGCATACAACTTCATCATAGTACCAATATGTGCCCGGCGTCCATACTCCTTTGAAAGCAGGTACGGGAACTTCGGTTATACCGTCGTTAGATAATTGCTTGATAGTCCCGGTCATATACACATTGCGGAGATACGCACTATGTCCGGTCATTTCGATACCAAACAATTTCAAGTTAGACAAGTCGCCCAACTGCATAGCGATCATTTCCTTTGAAATCTCCCAACCGTTTACACCTGTCAGGTAACGGATATAACTTTGTGTCGAGTAGCTCGATTTTTGCCGCTCTTTGTTTGTGAAATTACCATACGAAACGAAGTGCATAGCCTTGCAAGGGTGTGCGGTTGTACCAGAACGAAGCGCATATTTAAACGTAGAATCACCGATCTTTTCAGTAATACGAAAATAAGCGGTTTGAAATCCGGTTGAGTCGTTGAATATACCTTTGCAAATATCATCTACCTCTATTTCTGCTATTTCGCCCGGTTCGAGTTTAAGGTAGATAATCCGATTTGATTCGTCTATACGTTCGATGATCCCGCCGCCCGGAGCGTTCCACTCTTCACCCGAAACGATTGATACGCGGTTGTAGCGTAATTCAGGAACTTCAAGGAAATCACGTAGACGAAGAGATTTTGCATCTATATGACCGTCTTTGCCGATTAACCAACCGATTAAGCCTTCTGTGTAGTCATTTGAGGATATATCACCGGAAAAAGTCGCTGATTTGGCAATCAGTTTATCAAGAACGTTGAGTATTTGCGTTGTTACCGTCGTTGCGGTTAACGTATCCGTAGAAATACCCTTCGTTACGTCTAGCCCGTTATCAACGATTAAACCGCCTAGCAATTTGATAAGGAATTGCGTTTCGTCTGGTGCGGTTTTGGATAGATACAAGTCTTTTAAAGCATCGATAGCCGCATCTAGCTCCTGCCTTATGCGCAAAGAAGAAAACGTATTATCGTCGGTCAGTGCCGTATTATTATCGGTCAGAGCAATAATACGAGACTTTATTTCAAATAGGGAACGAAGAGACGAAAATACATTGTTATCGGATGATGTACGCCCATCGTCCATCTTTAATACATCAAGATCAACGCCACCGCCATTTATAGGCGTTGGCGTTGTTGTACTAATACTTACCGAACCGGAATTGCGTAAATACTTATTCCGAAACGAATGAGGCACTTTCTTATTTTCTACTTCTATCATGTTTCTATTAATGATACGTTACAACTTTCATTTGCGTAATCAATACTCATTTGATCTACTATCATTTCTCTTTTGAGGGAATTTTCGTAAATCCTAGACAGTATCGAAAAGCCACGATTCAAATTATTGCTGTATCTAAATTTAGGAGCTTTATAATGTGTATAAAACTTGTCTATTAGTATTTGTTCCGGCAATACATTTTTATCGTGCAACGGACTATATACCGTTTTTAAATAATCAAATTTATCCCCTGATTTGGTAGCGCAATTTGAGTAAGAAGAAATGTTTTTTGCGTTTGAGTTGATTAATAGTTCGATGTCGTCCATTTCTGTTACATTATTGTCGTTTATCACGTTGCTGTAAACTACGTCGGAGTCGTCAACTGCATTATTAAATATATCGTATGTAACTTTATTGTTAGTATACTTAAATGTGAAATCGGATATATGAAATGCAGTACAAGGGTGACAGCCCCCATCCGTTCGATACATAGGATATTTTCCTAAATGATTCGGAGTGCTTAATTCAAAGCGTATCTTTCCGCATAGTATTTTATCATCTGGAAGTTTAATCGCGACTCCGTCCGTTGAGTCGTACAGATTAAATCTATAACTAACAGTATTCGTTAATCTCTTTTCATCATCGAAAACTTTATCACCTTCTTTGTTTATATGAACCAAATAGAAACCATCTTTAAGCGTACATTCGTCGTGATACCATTTTTCGACAAAAATATCTTCGCCGTTTTCCCTATACGCATAAACCTTATTGCTATCGGCGAACCCGCCGGAAGCCTTTTCGCCGCTAGCTGAATCATATTCGCCCTTGCTTACAAATCTCCAATCTCCAAATGCATCCTTATATCTATACCATGTAGCCCCTCGATAAGTTAAGTTGTGCGTGATTTTATAATAGCCTCGATTTACTCGATCCGTATAATACTTTTGATTTCTCCATACTTCACCATCATAATAGTAATCATCTATATATAATTTGCAAGGAACCATCGTATTATCAAATCCGGCGCCATATTTTGTATTAGAGTATACTTCATCGGACGTTTTTATTATATCGTTCGGAAGAAAAGAGCCGGACATTCTATAAGCGATATTTATTATGAAATATCCTCCTTTGAATAAAGAATACTCTCCGTTTTTCAATGTTAAAAGAGTCTTTCGAGAAGCACTAATTATATTATACGCTTGCAGGAATGAAACGCAGGTTTTCCAACTTAAAGAAGACGGTTCCCCATCCTCTGTTGTGTAGTCGCTGTACTTCTGCCATACCACACCGGAATATATATCATTAACGTTGTCGATAGTCACTTCAACACCTTCTGCCGGAATATCAAGAAATGAAAAGCTCGGCATCAAATACCCCCAATTATTATTAGATTTAAAAAACGAATTAAGAAGGGTGTAATTCTTTCCGTCTATATCCCTACCAGATATATAATATTTATTGGGATCGGAGTTTTGATTTACTATATCCTTTTCGTCGTCGAGCAACTCCGGGCATAAGTTGGTTATCTGATTCATATTAGCAACAACAGATACTTTATTATACACATCACCAAGCGATATACTTCCCGCGCTTTCAGATACGCCAATATTACGCACATTCAATAGTGCGGAAGGGATTGTTATACTTTCACATGTATCGCTTATTCTATCATAAACGAAAAAATGAAGCTCGTCGTTTTTGATAAAATCATAGTCGATCATATAATAAGCATCCTGATACTGAATGAACGTCATACCGATATATTTAGAGATTTCTTCTAAAACATCTCTACTATTCATCGGCTCGTTAGCTTCATCAAAGAAGTTTCGTTCATGTATATAAATATCTTCTATCAAAGAAGTAGAAACATCTTTCGAGATTCTATTAGTTTTTTGAAAGTACAATTTGTTTAGAATCTTTCCGGGATCGGCAATATCAAGAATGTGCATTATTACATCTTTGAAACTTTTAAAATAGACCTCGGAAGAATTAATATAAGAGTACTTCTTATTTTCCAAAACGGAAATAGTATCGATTGCCTGTATCTCCACTATATTAAGCGGAGTTATATAATCGCTCGAATATAAATTTGGACTCATATATCCAAACCACTCTAAAACATCATCGGTTTTATTATACAAACGAACTTCTATATTTTGCCCTTCGGCTGTATATAGGTCTGATAAAATCTTATCTGTCAATATGCTTGTTACCGAATTAGACATTTTCAACGGCTTGTATAGAGTGTCCGATTCATACTCAACAGTAAACGGGCTATCTGTTAGGGTGAGTTCTTCGGAATACGTTGCAAAGACCGTATGAATTTCAATTCTATACGTCTTGTCTTTCCTGCTTTTAAACTCTGAATAATATCTTAGTTTCATCTTACTTTGCTTTTCTGATTATAATGATTACTCAAAACTCCTTCTAAATCTCTTCCATGTATGCGAAACGTTACGCTTGCGGGCTGATTTCCATTTTCTGCAGACGGTGCAATCTTTTGCGATAAGGAGCCATATAAACCGCTATTTAGCATTTGAAACAAATTACTTTGCTGTGATCCATTTAGAATCATCTCGCCTGAATTGAGTAAAGCCGGAACTTTATCGCCTGTGAATGATGTGCCAGGCACAATACCACCCGTTGCGAATTTAGGAATACTAGCCATTGCAGCGACGACGGCAGCAACGGCGGCTCCCGCCAATAACCAACCGACAACGGGCGTTTCTGCTGCGGAAGCTACGCCGCTAACTACTGCTTCGGTCTGTTTCGCAGTTATTAACGATTGAATAGCTGGAATAGCTTGCGCAATACTGGATATAACATTTGCGCCCCATTGAAGATACGCCGCCGCACTTTCATTGGTTATTCCAGATAAAGACCCCATAATACTACCAACTGCAGATAGAGATTCGGCATACCTTTCATTCATGTCTATATCTTCTTTTTTAAAAAGTGGATCATATTTCGGCAACTTTAAGTTTTTACCTTCTTTCCCATGAGTAGGAACTTTATCTTTATACGTTGGTTTTACCGGAAGAGACAAAGCACCGTCTTTCATTTCACCATGAGCACTTTTGAACGTTTCTTGCTCTACAACAAACTTTAAACTTATCCTCTTTGATTCGAGTTCATTAATTGTTGCTTGAATGGCGGAACGCGCTTGCATGTCGGTTTCAGCAATCAGTTTTTTATTTTGCTCTGCGATTTGCGTGTCATACCAAGCGATAGAGCCCTCTTTCGGTTCTTCCTTTGGCGTTTTACCGCCTATTCCTGACTGTAAAGCACGGTTCGCCGCTTTCGTCATACTAGATAAATTCCGTCCCGCCGCCTCTGCCGCCGTTGCAACGTTTATTAAATTCTGCAACCATTCATCACTCTTCTTTACTAAAATCGCGTTATATTGTATTGCATCCTGATACTTCGATAACATCGGGCTTATTGCCTTACTCAATGCATTTGTATCTGTTGTTGTAACCGTGTGCACATTCATTCCAGAACCCACCGTTTCGTAAGTTGTGAATTTGGATTTTAAACGATCGTATTCATCTACGAAGTCTTTATACTGTTTCGCTAATTGTGCCTTTTGTTTATCGCCTACCGAAGATACATCTAATCTCAACACTTTATCTATATCTATTGCCGAAACATCTACGCCGTCAAGTCCTATTGCCGCCTTTACCATTGCTTGTAATGCGTTTTGACTTCTTTGTTTATATTGTCCTACGATTTCCTCTTGGTCTTTCAGCGTCTTGTATAATAGTTCCCTAGCTGCTTTCTTTTGCTCTTCCGTTGAATCCTTATCTTTTAAGATAGTTATTTGTTCTTGTATGGTTGCTTGATTCTTTGCATCAAAATAAGAGAATGACATCTTTGTATTTCCTAATTGATCCATCGCGTTGTATGCTTCGCGTGCTAGACGTATAGTTTCGGTTAACCCGTTCATGAACGGCGTCCAGTCTCCACTACCGATAGAGTAGAAAAATTGGTCTACGCCACCTTTTAAGCCGTCCATAGTACGGGCATATTCATCTCCTAGCGTCTGACTGCTATTCATTACTTTATTGAAACCCTCCGAGGCAGTTACAGCAATACCAAGAACCCCGGCGAACTTCATAACTCCCGATACTGCAACACCGGACATTTTAGAAATGTCGCTTTGAAAAGCGTTTACATTCTTCTTCGACTTATTTAGATTCGCGTCAAAGTCATTCGTTTTAAGCAATAATCGTGTTATTATATCAGACATCTTTATTCGTATTTAATTGTGATTCTACTTCTTTTGCCTTAGCTCGTAATCGTTGCATTTCTTCGTCCGTTACGCTCGTATCTTTCTTTTCTTCTTCATCCCACGGGAATCGGAGTATATCGGTTTGCTTTAGCGTCTTTGTGCTATTAGATTGCGCTATAATGAAACCTAACAATCTAGTTTGTTCCCACGCTTCCCGATTGCGTCGATTCAATCCGTCTATAAACGATTCAACCTCGATAAAGTCCATTTTATCGAGGAAGTAATCGGGAGCGATCCCGCCCTCACCAACAACGCGCGAATAAAGTTCGCGTATACTTACGGCTTTCGTTTCCGCGTTGTCACCTTCTTTTTTTTTACGTCATTTCCTGCCGATTGCGAACGTAGTTTGATTTCATCCAAAATAAACTCTTTGAATTGTTCGAATAGAGTCAAGTCATTTTCACATAATTCGATAAATTCCTCAAATTCCATTTTGAACAATTCCTGATTAGAGGCAAGCAGGAACGAATAAAACAAAAGAAACTCGTCTAACATCTTTCCAAACTGGAACGGATAGCCGGATATAGATTCGAACACAAAGAACGCACGAAGCGTATATTTCAAAGAGAAATCTTTTCCGTTAAGTGATATTGTTTTCATTGAATAAGTCGTTTAGAGGGCGGCAAAACACCGCCCGTAAGTTATTTACTAGCTGCTTCCTTTGCAAGCGGTCCGGTTCCTTCGAAACTGATTGATAGTGTTGCTTTGTCTCCATCCGGCGCATTTGCTTCTAGTGAAGTGATAACCGCACTACCTGTATATGCACCTTCCGCTAGCGTCCATCCGGCGGCGGGCATTTCGTTTACGTCAGGATTGCCAACAACGCCAAATTTCAGAACAACAGGTTTATGCGCCAAGAACAAAGCGAATAGTTTATCGTAGCTATTCGCATCTGCATCCGCGCTAAATACGTTTTCACTGGAAGCGTTCCAAGAAAGTTTCTTGATGTCCTTCTCCGTCCAGATACCCGAATCTTTACTTTGCGTGTCGATTGTTTCAGCCGAAAGCCCCAATTTGCAAGATGTGGCAAGTGCGATGGCTTTACCGTCGATGAATAACATTAGGTCTTTTCCTAACACTGATTTTGCTTTACTCATAATTTTATCGTGTTTTAGTTAATTATTCAGTTTTAAATGAGAATACGAGGCTTTGAATAAAAGTATCTTCTATAAAATCCTCATTCGCGCTAATTAGTTTAGAATCGATCACATCGAAGTTATCATAACTTCCTCGTTTGTTTTCGAGTGATTTACGTACCTCTTCCGCGATTGTAACAGAGTTCAAATAGTTATCACTGGCGACAACGATCTCAACCGAAACAGTGTCACCCGTGCCGTACCTATCTTTCGTATATTCCGGCGTTAAGGAGTTGCGTTTGTAGATCACAAACGGAAAAGATGTTTCCGTTTTGGTCGAAATCGCATATATTTTATCAGAAACCAATTTTGCCAACTCTGTAGAGTCGCTTAATTTCTTATATACGTGTGCGCCTATTGATAAACTCATTTCTTTTTATTTGCTACTTTCATTATAGAATCAATTATATTTTTCTCTAGTGAGCTCTCTGCTTCTTTCTGCTTCGATTTGACCGCATTAGAGAAGAAGTGGGAAGCATTTATAATACCCCTATTCGCTCCTTTTTTGGTAGCTCGTTCTTTTGTTCCTGATTCGAACCATTTCAGCATATAGGCGCGTGATCCCTTTTTGCGGCGGTCGATCAAGTCAACCCGTGCACCGGAAGCATTGCGATAAACTGCTACGTTTATTTCGTTCTTTAACGGTTTGAACGATACGCCATTCTTAGAACTGCTAAATTCTGCATCAGTAACAGCGGAAACTAGATTTTCCTGTGCCTGTTTACGAATGATAAGAATCGACTTTCTAAGAGCGGAGGAAATTGCCTTCTTTGCTTCTTTATCGTTCAACCGTTTAAGTAGTTCGTTTACTCGCGTTGCATCCACTTCGACGCGATACAAGTTGCGCCCGGTGTAATTGTCGTTACTCATTGATTACCTCCGCTTCTATAACCGTTGCTTGTTGCTTCCGGTCGTGATTGATAGATAGAATCTTGTATTTCTGCCCGTCGTATTCGATCCTCATTTTAGCGTTGATCTCTTTACAGATGCGAATCATTATCGTATTAACGGTCGTATTATATATCTCGCCGTTCGCTTCTTTACGTGCACCCGACTTAAAGCGAATGTATGCGCGTTTATCGAATACTTTCACCCAACTTTCAGACGTACCGCCCAGATTATCGCGCTTTGACTCGCTACGGTAAAAAGCGATCATTTCGTTTAATAATCCTGCTTGCATTACGTATATCGTTTTAAAGGTTGCAGTAATAGTTCTATGTGCCCCGGAATAACTTGCGGAGTGGCAAATATTACCGATTCACGGTTTGCGTAGTAATTCGCTATAAGGATGCGGATCGCGTGCCAGATACGCCGATCTATTTTTGCGTCCTTAACGTAGGTATCTAGCGGATTATTTAGATACGATTCGATAAGAAGTTGAACGGGTTCGATAAGCCCGGTTATATACGCGTCGTCCGTGTCGAAATCAATATTTAAATGCTGTTTGAGTTCTTCGAGTGTTACGTATTGTGCCATATTGTATAAATTAGAAAGGGCTAGAGCCGAAGCCCCAGCCCTTTAATGAATGATAGGTTATAGGATTAGGCAGAAGCTTTTTTCTTTGCGATGGCAAAGGCTTCCGGGCGAGCTACAACAATATCATAATCAGTATTCAACACAAAGTTTACGACATTACTTTTCGCTCCGGTATACGGGTCTATAACTAAATCCATATCGCCGAACTGACCGATAGCAGCGTTGGAGAATACACCGAATCCGATAGAATCGGCGTCCATGTAGTTAGTAACAAGAACCGGATAACCGTTCACCATACCATTTTGGCAGATCATTTCAGCAGCCCCCGCCGCTTTGGGAGTGGATTTCAAAGCACCATACACCTTTGGAGTGCAAACATAGGCAGCTGTACCGTCGGTTACATCTACGCCCGCATCCATTACGGTAGATTCAAGCGAAACAATATCCGCAAATGTCAACGCGTTTGTATATTCAACATCTGGTTTTGCCTTTACAAACACGCCGTTACTTGCACCAGACAACGCAGCCCCCGAAAACATCCATTTGTTCAAAGTACGGGCAACACCAAGCGAAATTTGTTTTAAAACTACGTCCTGCAAAGAGTAGTTCGTTTGGTTGATCGCACGCTTAGACACCGGGATAGAAATAGATACACGTTTGGGTGAAGCCTTGATTTTGTCGATATTCAATTCGGTATCGGTAACCGCAACGTTTTCACCCTGAATTGTTGCTTCAACAGCCGCCAATGTTGGGAAAACAAGGTCACCTACAAGCCCGCTTTGCATCTTGATACCTAGTTTATCAATAATCAAGCCTTTTTCTAACGGTTCAATGATTTCACCGATTGTAACAGGAACCATGCTAGCCGCATCGGTTGTATCTGTAACAGTCACCGCACGTTCTACAACTTTAATACCGCCTTCCGATACTACTCCGTTGTATTCTTCCAAAGAGCGATGATTAACGACGTCAAAAACAGCCTGTGAAAACAACACGCGACGGTCTGACACCAGTCCCGCGTTAATATCTTCAAGCGCACGGCGTTCGACTTTCATTTCCAAAAGTTCTTTCTTTGTTTTTAACTGCTCGAACTGCTCTTTCTCGCTTGCGTCGAGTGCTCTTTTTTCCGCTTCTGCTTTATCCAACATAGCGCGCATCTGCTCTTTGTATTGAGCAATAGTTTCAAATTCTTTTCTCATGTTTTAAATTGATTTGCGTAAATTATTAATTTCATTTAGATAGTCTTTATTCTCGCCGGACAACTCCGCTATCGTATCGTCCATACTCCGCACCGTTACATCTGTACCATAAAAAGCAGGATCAACAACGGGAGATATATCGGAAATCCGATCAATCATGTGTACAGTACGAAGCAACAACCCGTCTTTCATTGAATAGGAAACTTTTGTTTTATCCTTTTCATTTAAAGCATACGCAAAAGACGAACCGAAAATATCACCGCGTTTAATCATTTCTACGGCGAAATCTCCATCGGGAGTACTAGGAGCCTCAAACCTGTATTTTAATCCGTAGTCGTCAAGTTCAAGCGACAAAGTTCCCGCACCACGATTAGAACGAGCTAACAATCTCTGTTTATTATGATCTAACAGAGCTTTAACATCACAACTACGCAATAACTCTTCCGTTATAGCTCCCTTTTCGATCACCTCAACAAAAGCGCGTTGTTTTTCCCTGTCGTACAATACACGGCTTTCTTGTCCGAATACAACCGCATAACCTTCGATTATTCTTCCATCTCCAACTTTAGGAGCACCTAACTCTGTATAACTTCGTATTTCCATATTTTGCAAATATCATTTTACTATATGTTTGTTTCTTCGTTTTTGGGTAGCTCTACTTTTTGACTAGCCGCCTCGATTGGTTGAACGTTGCAGGAGATAAACACTTTGTCGCCTCCTTCAACGGGCGGTTTTCCTAAAGCCCTACGAGTATCATTCGGGGAATGAGCTCCCATTTCTTCCAAAGCTTTATAATAGCTTGCTTGTGTCGTTAAATCGGTTTGATATAAGCATGACAAATCAAATGAAATACTATATAAGTGAGCGACTGAATTAGGAATCAGCTTGTAATTAAATTCAGCCTCGATTTGTTTCAATATTGGTTGCAGTGTATCAGTTAAAAAAGAAACATTGCTCATTTCAGAAGCTTTGTAATTAGTAGATTGTCCGGCAAATACTTTATCTGGGTGAACTCCGTAAAATCTACATATATCAAGAATACTGAATTTCTTTGTTTCCAATAACTGCGCATCAACCGGATTTATAGAAAGTTGATGAAATCCAACATCGCCGGGAACTGAAATAATGTCTCTTCCTGTATTTAGTTGTTCCTCTATGCGATCTCCAACCGTAGAAAGTTGAATATCCGTCATACCTGCACCGGGCAACCCTTTATTTATCTCTTTTGCACCGGAAACAAGCCCCTTTATTTTACTTCCATTCTGAAAAGTTCGTAAATTCTGATTATCTGCACTAGCGGCTATGGAAAAGATACGGCTAGCATACATTATTGTACTTACTCCTGTATATCCCCCGTCCAAACTATTATTTTTAAGATGGATTATTTCGTAGGATTCAAAACGCCCATATATCCGGTTATATGGATCAGAAATAATATAAACATCATTCAACTTGTCATAGGTTACTGTATTATTTGCGCATAATACAAGTTCGCTAACACTGCCGAACTTTCGACGGATAACGATGTAGGCATTTCCTTGATTTACGATTTGAACAACCATATTCCTAACCATTTCAAAACTATTCATTCGTCGGTTAGGCATACGGGTTAATATCGTATATAAATCGTTTTCCTCGTCTGGTGAGAAATATCCATCTTTTTTCCGTTTAATTATAAGCGGTAAAGACGCGATAGTCCCCGAAAGAATAGAAGTACATCTATATGCGGCTGAAAGTTTCATTGCTTGATTACTGTTATGCACATCTATTGGCTGACCGGGTAACGATGGTAATCGGGAGTTTATCGCCGCATCTTTATCCGTTGTGCTCATCTCTGCATTTAAGGCGCGTTTTTGCGTCTTTGAACGTCCCAATTCAAAATTAAAAGATAGTTTCATTATACCTCCATGTTATTAAATAAGTAGAATGTCATTAGGTTTGTTATAGTCGAATCAATCTTCGCGTTATGCGTTTTCTTGACTGGCTTCTTATTCATGTTCCGATCTTCGTCTAATACCGCATTACTAAAACAGTATGGCGTAATCGGATTAGGGCTAAAGGTGAGCTTACTCCGATACAAAGCAAGTTCAAAGGATTCGATAGGGCTTGTAAACGTTCCGTATGTCTGTTTAACAGGCTTAATATATTCACTCGCACCGCCTACGGAATAAGTAAGAAGATTCACAAATTCAGCCGATTTATAAGGATCATAGCCAACTCCCATAATTTGTAGATACTTTGCACGCGCAAGTATATCGTTTACTATTTGCTGATAGTCGATAATATCACCGTCACAAAGAATTAAATAGCCCGCTTTCGCCCAACCTTCGTAAAGTTCCCGATTCGGATGATCTTTCAAAGCCCCTTCCGGGAAATAGTAGTCCGTATGCGAATGAAAAGAGCCGCTTTCTTTCGAATAGATATTATAAGTAACCGAAGAGAAGTCGTCTCGAACGGACAAATCAACCGCCACCATCGTAAGCGGATAAGTACCAATATTTTCTATTCTAATATCTTTGAATCGTTCTTCGATCTGCTTTGCCTCAATCCATTTTGTTGTTTGGTCGGTAGTAAATACGTTTAGTAACTTTGTTCGAAATTCCAGTGCATCCGGCGCGCTATATAGTGCTTTTTGATACGCGTCTATATAGAAATCTTCATAAACGGTTATACCCATGTGTGGTTGTACCTTGCGCCACGTTGCCGGATCGCCTTCCTCGTCGTCTACGTCTGGCTCAAAGATGTGCGCAAATATGGAATCATTTTCAATCTCACCTCGTAGGATCGATTTATACATTTTGAGCATTTCGACGAATGGAGCCGTTTCTTTATCGGATGCGGTCGTAATTACTACGGTTAAAGGGTTGAGCCGTGCGCCCATTGAGGACGTTAAAACGTTCTTCAATGCGGCGCTATCGGCTTGTGAATACTCGTCTACTATTACCATGCTTGCGTTAAGTCCGTCTAATTTATCCGGGTTAGAGGCAAGGCAACGGGCAAAAGAGGTTTTTCCCTTTATGCGGTTATATATGATTTCTCGATTAATTTTGAAGTGTCTAAACTTCGGATCGAGGGACTTTAAAATATTACGTATTTCATCAAAACAAACTTTCGCCTGATTATATGAGTTTGCAGCAACGTATGTTTGTGCGTTCGCATCACCGAACAACAAATCGTTAATCGAAAGACTCGCTACACTTGTTGTCTTACTGAATTTACGCGGGACGAATAAAAGAGCTTCACGAATCAAACGTTTGTTTGTGCCGGGCTTGTAAAACGCTAGAATGTTAGAGAACTGAAACACTTGTATCGGAGTCAGTTTGTATCTAGTTTTTCCCTTCGTGCCGGAAAACTTCAAACGCTCATAGAACGTGACGAACTTCTTTACTTCCTTGATCCGAAACTCGTATTTATCGAGGAAAACAAAGAAGCGGCGAACGGCTAGCAACTCGTAAAGGTTGTGCGCGTTCGGATTGTTAATACAACCTTTGATATACACATTTAGTCTTTCGTCTGCCTTGTCTAGCTTATACGAATCAACGTCGATGTTATGCAGATCGGAGACAACCGACTGCTTTAACGCTATCAGTTTATCTCTATTCTCCTTGTTCATCGCGATCTATTTTGTTTACTTCGTTAATCAAGTCGTTTACTTCGTCGTCATCAGATGCAGAAAGCGTTTGAAAGGTCAAACCAAGTTCGCGTAATTGTTTGCGCGTTGCTTCGAGTGCATCGAATAAAACTTTGAAAGCAGGATGCGCCGTAAGTTTATCATTATTTTCGCGGGACACTTCTTTCACGTATGACTTCATACGCTTCTTTGAAATATCGTTTAGTGCAATTTGAAACGCCATATATGAACCTGCGCAAAGAGTTATACAGAGGTCTAAATCTTCCGTATATGTTCCCTGCGACTCCATCGCGGCGCGAATCTTTTCTTTTATGTCGTCCAAATCACACATTTTTATAGGCTTTTTGCATATAGGAAAAGATCGCAAGTATTTGGTAGCTCGGAAGATGCGCGCAAAAAGTTTACCCCCAACGCGCACCCCCTCGTTTCAAAAATTACTCGCGCGTGTAAATATGAGGTGAGGTGGGTTTAGCGTATCGCGTTAAAAAATAAAAAAAACGCCCCCCCTTCGTCGAGGTTGAGCGGTTGTAAGGAAATCAGAAAAATATTATTTCTCGCCTTGCAAAAACCGATCCGCAAAACGTTCCGTCATTCGTTTATTATTCGCCTGTACCGCCTCTTTCGAATGACTAAAAGCACGTCGATGCGTATCAGAGTGGCACGAATGGCAAAGACTTTGCAGATTGTTATAATCAAACATTAGTTGTCTCATTCCGAGTTCGTGTGATACGGACTCAACCGGGACAGTGTGATGTACTTCCGTTGCAAGCGTACTGCGATTGTTCGCCTCGCACATCTCACAAACCGGATTGCTTTGTAGCTTCTTAGCTCGAAGTAACTTCCATTTGTTGGAGTTAATCATCTTAATGTAATGCGGGTTTCTACTCATTGTTCGTCATAATTAAAAAGAATCTTATCACATTGATAACAATCGTGCAACTCCTTTCGTGTCGCCTCGATGTCGTCCGTTTCTATCTCAACTAAATGCGTCTCGGACACATCGCCCGATTTGCATTGAATACGCCTGATTATATACATAACGTTTCGATCCGGTCTAATCCGTTAATAAGTAATCTAATCCGTGCACAATTCCCGTCGCATCGAGTCGACTGCGTTTCCTGTTTGTGTATCCGGCTTGCACAACCTTTGCAGTTCTTAGACGGACACATTTGTTTATACACTTCGATAGCTTGCCGCCTCGTTTCGTCTCTCTGTATCCGAGCCGCTTCAATAGCGACTTTTCGGATTAAGCCACGCGAGCGGATGCGCTCGTTTGTGGCTTGTTCGATGTACTGTTTTACTTTACTCATTTTACCGTGTTATTTTTAGGTTTGTAATTCCATCCGTTTAACTCGTAGACTTTCCGTTTCGCCTCTTCTTGCGTTGCCGCATCATCTACCTTTGTGTCTCCGTCTGGATCGCGACGATAGATATTGAAGTGTCGAAAACGAGGGGAATAATAATACTTTGATTGATTTTGCGTTTGATTCATTCTTTATAGAATATACAAAGCCCGAAAAGCTCTATTTATTGTTATTTCTTTTATTTCTTAGATAAATTAATTACATTTGAATCGTCATATAACCTATTTTTATTTTATACTTATGGAACAGTATTTATTTGGTTTTATTCTTTATCAATGTGATCCTAGAACTTTCACAACGATTATGACTGACTCTGTTTACTTTTTACTGACCGAAGATGAAGCTTTTAGAAAATACAAAGAATTAACATCGAAATTGGAAAAAGGTCAGTTTATAGTAATTAAACGAGTCTAAGTATATACAATTCTTAAAATTTTAGCTATACACGAAATGCTCAATCGTCGTATAGTTAATCTAATATTGCCATAATTCTATCGTTTATTAGTTCTACACAAACATTCTAGGCTGCATCCGCGACAAAATGATTTTATTCGCATCTGCATAGAACTTCTTCTTTATCTCAAATCCGTATGCTTTTCGCCCGCATTGAGCGGCTGCAAGTAATGTTGTACCACTTCCGGCGCATGGATCTATTACAACATCACCCGCATCGGTGAAAAGTTCGATCAACCGCTCAAGCAACGGAACTGATTTTTGTGTCGGATGAATCCGCGGTGTATCTATGTCTCTAGGATAATCGAAACAATTAAATACCATCCGACCGCCATTATTGAATTTTGGCAGTTTATCCCGATACAAGAGTACACCATATTCACAATTACCAACGACCTTCATATTAGCCTTTAAAACTTGTGCCGAAAAGTTCTTTTTAAATACCAGATTGATATATTTGTTCAGCCCGTATTCCTTCGCTTTCTGTATAAGTTCGAATTGTTGCTGAAATTCACAAAAGACAATCATACAGGGGGATTTTCCTTTTTCTTTTGGCTCTTTAACGAGCATCTTGCTACAAAAATGAAGAAATTCAGTAATTCGAAAATCCTTATCGGTATCGAAAAATTCTTTTCCAGCTAATTCGCTTTCTCCATTAGAATTGTCTCCGTCGATATACCAAGATGGATTAGAACCGTATGCGTTCTTCCCAATGTTGTAGGGAATATCCGCAATGATTAGTTGTGCTTTCGGAATACCGTATGTTTTATAGTTCTGGAAATGATCGTTAAATAGTTCTACGTCTTTCATTGAAGCAATAATATTAGTCGTTAATAAATTCGTCCTCGTTCTCTACTACTTCACTCTTGACAGGCTTCTTCACCGGAACGCGAATTGCCTTTTCTGTAAACTTGTTCGATAGATATTGTTTCGCCTGTTCCCAATCTGTAAAGTGTAAATTTGGATCAGTATAGAGCGAGATAATCGTAGAGTTTAATTTATCGAGTGCTCCGAAAGCACTTGAATTTATTGTGCCGTCTAGAGGTGAAAACTTGGCAACTAAGCCGTTATAATTCTCTGAAACAAATCGGTCGATATACTTCCGATTCCGTTCGTTTGCTTCGGCGTGTTCTACAGGAACGTCGTGCAAATAATTTGTGTTTGATAGTTTTTTAACCATATTAAAATCCTTCTAATCGTTTCTGTCCGTTCATTTCGTCTACCTTGTGTTGTGGTAGTTTTCGTTTTGGTTTTACATACTCGAAATGTCGTTCCGCCTGTGATAGATCGTAGAACATTTCTTTGATTTCGTCCGGTAGTACTTCTTCATCATCATCGCCTGGCATCGGATCGGCAACCCGGAGAAAGCAGCCTAAAATGTACTGCATAATCTCGTATGTGCTTTTGAAATGGTAGTCAGCGCGAATCTTATCGAGCCTTTGCCATTGTTCCAGATCGACGCGAACCGGAATCTTTTTAAAATACACAAGTTTCTTTTTTCTGCTTCGCATGGTTTCGTTGTATTAATTATCTTCTACTAGCTCCGTTCAAGTCCAAGACGTTAAACATTTCATTTATTCGATCCGCGATATACGCGCCGTAAATACGCTGTATTTCCTTAATCGTTAAGTTCGTTGTAACATGAGTTATTGTCTCATGTCTCAACTCGTACCGACATTGGAAAATATACTGCATCACGTTTAGTTCAGTACCGAAATACTTTGCCGGGATTGGCTCGCGTCCTAGTTCATCAAAACAGATCATTCGCGGCGTACCGTTGTTGTAAGTATACAATTCTAGTGCATCCTTTCCGCGCATCGAAAAGCCGTTTGCAATACAGGAAGCCGAATCAATCCTAAAACCACCGATCGGATAGCCGCCCTTTGCTTTGCCGCGTGTGAAACAACTATATCGGTTTAGAATCTGCATGATAGTACTTTTTCCTGTACCGATGTCACCTCGTAACAATAGCCCTTTATTTGAATCTAGCTTCTCGGATCGTCCTTCAGTATACAAAAACAGTTGGTTCATTATGTTTCTATTCGAATCGTCAATCTTAAAACCGGGGCAAACGTATTTGCAACACGCTTTAAACCACTCCGGGCGCTTCTCTACTTCTATCGGCTCGTCATAGTACGGTAGTCCGTATGATAGAATCGCCGCTATCGGTAGAGTCTGTTTGCTTCTTGTTTCCATATTCGTTTTTATTATTCTTTAGTTCAAAAAATCCCGCCCAATTATTCGCAATCGATTCATCTACGATTTGAGATGCGACCGCCGGATTACCTTTGCTCAATTTCACTAATTTGTTGTAACACGCTTTGAGTGACTTTTCCGATTTGTAATTTTCCCGCCTGTCTTTCTTGTATTCAAGCCAAAGAGTAAACGTCTCTAAAAACTCATTAGATATAAAATCAAAATCTCCATGAGAGACTTTAGAGAGTATATTTCTGTTTGGTTTCTGTTTTAGTTTATTATAGTCTGTACTATCCCCTGTATCATTGACTCCCTTATCTACTGTATCATTGGCTGTCTGATTGGCTCCCTTATTGGCTGTTTGATTGGCTGTAAAATTTACAGTAGTAGTTACAGTGGTTTTAAATTCCTTCACGAAAGAATAAGAGCTTATAATACGTTTGTTCTTACCAGATTTATAATAAATCAATCCTGCATTTATTAAAGACTCACGGGCTTTTATTAGTGTTTTCTCATTCACGTTAAGCGCAAAACAAAGTTCAATGTTCGAGCAATCGAAAACGTCCCTCCAATCTTCGCCGTTACAAATAGCCACTAATTCGTAAAAAAGGGCTTGTTCGGTGGCGGTAAATCTGAAACGTCGTCGCGCTTTTCGCATCTTTTCAGTTAGCGTATATCCGTCTATATTCATCACACTTATAAAGTCTATCGAGCGATATAATAACTACAAATCCTTATCCCGATCGCCCGTCCCACTTTCAGGACGGAACAATAGCAAATAAAATTATTCTCTTCTCCGCCATTCCGACACGTCCGGCAATCGCTTTTTTGTACCTGTGTTGTTTTCTTCGCCATTTTATACCTCCTTTATTTCAAATTCAATTCTCGGATTAGTCTTATCTATATATTTCTCCGCCACTATTTTCACACAATTACGATCATTTCGTATCGCTCTACATGACTGCAAGCAGTCTAACACAATTTTAAGACAATTATCCAAGTCTGGTCGTTGCGTATCATAGTGCACGCTTAAATAGAGTTCAAATAAGCCTTTTATTTGTTTATTTCTGTATTGGCTACATTGAAGATAGAAAGACTTTTCATACATCACCAAAGCATCTTTTTTTGCAAGTGATCCGTGATATTTTCCGTCTTTACCTCTTTGTTGAATTATCTTGTAGCAATTACTCTTGCTAGGGCATTTCCCTATTATTATCTGCATCATATTTTATTTTGGTTTGTAAATAGTGGATAAGCCCGGATTCGAACCGGGAATGATACTTCAAGAGCCGCACCGCATTAACGGAATGTCTGGCGATCAACCTTACATAATTAGGCGTTTCCAATTCCGCCACTTATCCGATTTGCCGGGGCTTTCACCCGGCGCGTTGTTATTTAGTTATTTTCAAGAAGTCGGGAACAATCCCATATAACGCCGTTTTCCCGTCCCAACGATCAATAAACTGTTTGTACAAAATTTCTTTAGTCAATCCTCTTGACCGGATGATAGCCTGTTCTGTTTTTAGTTGTTCTAACTCGTTTAACTTCTTTTGTTCTTCAATCTGCTGATCTAATACCGAAATATTCGTATTTACTTCATTACGACTGTCTATTTTCTCACGTACCTTTTCCGAAAATTCTAATTGTGCAGAAAATGTTAGTAATTGCAATCCGCGTTTTTCAAACTCCGTTTCGATTATTTGTTCTAACCGTCTTTCAAAAATCAATGAGCCTCCGTCTGCCATCAAACTATCCGTTTTATGTTTACGACTTTCTTCTTTTATTAAATCATATATACGCGGCTCCAATATATTATCTTCAAGAGAACTCATAAAATCGCCTCCGTCGCTAATATGTTTATTATCGAATACCACATCGACCGCCCTTTCTTTAATCACTTTATATGAATAAGTCGGACGAGCTTTAAACTCTGTATTGTCTGCTGCTTTTAGTGTAACAGGTTCGGCAAAGTCACCTCTTTGGTCAAATAATGGAACTTGAAAAAGTTTTGTGCCCCATTCCCACGTAGAAACGCGTCCCGTTTTAATGGAAAAATCGTTCTTTCCGTCTTTCCCGTAATTCTCCATGAAAACACCTGCATAATTGGGAGCGACACGTTCACATGAAGCGAACAAAACAACGGCAACAAATGCCAATAGTAAAAACTTAAAATCTTTCATTTTTAAAAATTTAATTAGTTTGTAAATTAAGAAAATTACAGCCGATAAAATAACCATAACGCCCAACCACGCGCTAACATGGTTGAATAGGCGGTTTCCTATTGGGATAGCTATCACGGCTATTAATAGCATCCAATGTCGTTTAATCATGTTTCTGTTGTTCTTTATTTTTCGCTTCATACGGATAAACATCTACAATCGCCGTTTCTTTGAGAAGAATCGAAGAATAATCCGCCATCGTTCCTTTCATTCCTTCGTCGAGTTTCTTCATTGCGTCGTGAATGTCTGCGGCTTGTATAAGTACATTCGTATACGTTCGCTTCTCCTTGCCGCTTTTCTCGTCAAGTGTAGTAAAAGCGAGTCGCCCGGCAAACCATTTATCGGCGGAATCCTCTTCGCTTGTAAATATCTCGCTATAATGTGCGCGGGAAATGTCGGACACTGTAAACTCACCGGAGATAAACGGCGTTACTTCTTCGATTATTCGCGCTTCTGCTTCGGTAAAACTTAGTGCATCGACTAAGTACGGTTCAGTTACCTTCTTTTGCATCCCGTTTTCCATTACTTTCTCGTAGCGAATTTTCGTTAAAAACCAAGTGTTCATAATTTCGTGTTTATTAAAGTGTTTATAAAAGTGTGATTAATCGTGTTGTGTTAGCGTTGTGACGGTACAGCGTGAACGGAATAATTATCTAAGATGCATTTTACAGACACAGAATCATACGGAAATGTTTTATACATAAATGATTCGGTTACTTTAAATCTAAGAGATGTCGAGTTGTCTATTTCGAGACACAAATAACTCGTCCCGTCGCTTTTCAGGTCGGATCGTAATTCTTCATCATTAATAACTAACTCCTTGCCTAATGCGCACTCAATATCCCGATAAGAATCAATAGGAATATTTGTACAGTATTGTTTCAAGTAAGAAAGAATATTCTCTGTTTTAATTAATTTATTCATGCTGCTTTTTTTATTTTATTGGTGATTAACTTCTTTAACTCCTTCCGTATCTTATAAATCTGATTCTTTACCGGAACACTATTTTTCGCTTCCGGCTTTAACGCCTCGATCTGCATCTTTAATTCTAATACCGCTTTTGCCTTATCGACACAATCAAGCAAATCCAGACCGGAACGGATAGATTCGTCTATCATCTCGCTAGCCAACCGGATTCGATCATAGAGTTTCTTTATATTCTCCACGTGATCGGCTCGATTCATTTCGAGTATTCGACCGTCGTTTACATAGCCGTCATAAATGACATAATACAACTTGTCTACGTCTGGGCGACCTAGAAAATGTCCGAGGAATTGCCAATAATATTCGTCTTTTTCGTCGATGGTATTTCCGAACTGCAGCGATTCGATCTTTCCTTGCGACATCGGGCACTTGATCTCACCCAGAGCGATAACTTTCCCGTCAAATCCGTACACATAGAAATCCGGTGAATCTCCGAATCCTTCAAACGGTTCATTGAAAACAATGTCCTTAAAATCGGTTGTACACGACTTGATCTCGTTCATTAACTGGCTCCGTACCCATTCGACCGCTAGCGGTTCGTTTTCATGTCCCCAATCAAACGCCTTGTTACTTCCGTTTTCTCGCATCGTCCCGGTTCTACGCTCGTAGCGAACCGCATACATTGCATCTAGGGAAGTTTTACCGAACGGGCAACCCTTTCCCGCTTTCATTAAATCGGGAAGCGTAGAGGCAGTTATTTTGCCTTGTCTCTTTTCCTTCCATTCGATTTCTTTTTGTTCACTTGATTTCATGTGCTACTAGTTCTTTGATTTGTTCTTTAGTTAGTTTATATTTCGTCTGGACTTGTGCGACCGTAAAGCCACCCGCCAGACCGTCGAGGATATTTTTCCAGATTGCCGATCCTGTCTCAACAGTAGGCAATGAGTTTTCTACTTTCGGAAGAAAAGGACGAATACGAAGCGAATCAACCTTTTCGCCGAAAGCGTCAACTAATACCGCTCCGATTTGGATTTGCTTGTTTATCCATGACTCAAAATTCGGATTTTTGAAAATTTTCGTCAATGTTTTGCAGTTCGTCCGGTTGAGGATCATCGGTTTCACATTCTCGAAGAAATAAGCGACGAAACATTCTTCTTTCTTTCCAGACGCGCCGACTACTTGTTCTTTTTTCGTTTCGCGGATGGTGAGAATTATATCTTTTCCATCCGGTAGGCTGTAAGCGCCTAGATAGTCGTAATTAAATTGAGTTTTCCAATGTGTCATTATCGTGTTGTTTAAAAGTTATCGTTTCCACCCTGATAAAGCGACTCATAACAGCGAGCGCAAACCGTTATTATCTTTGTGCCATGTCTGCCACGTTCGTACGTTTCGACCTCTAATTCTATCTCTTCGCCCGGTTCGATCTCTTCGCCGCAATCTTCGCAAACTAGAGTATCAGCAGGGCACGCGCCAAGAACCGTACAAATTCGGCAATTACCGATACATTGAGGATTCGCCGCCATGTCGTTTCACGTTTAGATAGTTACAGACTAGCACGTAGATAACCGTTATAAATACGATCAATAGTGCGATAATTAATTTGCCCGGCTCCGGCTCGCCTTCTGCAAGGCTGCACGCTGAAAGCATTAAGATAATAGCGGCGGGACTTTGTTTTAGTGTTAACATGGTGTTTGTTTTATACTACCTTATTACTTTGTATGAATCTATCTATACTCGATAAATCGTACCAGATCATTTTTCCAAATTGAGAAAAAGAAATGAGAGCTTTTTCCCGTAACGTTCTCAAAAAATCATCCGAGCATCCTATATAGGATTTTGCTTCGTCTTTACTAAGCCACTTCTTCACTATTGGCTCAACTTTTCCGGTTACTCTAGTTCGTCCCATTGTTCATTATTCAATCGTGTAACAATTAGATTATCTTTATCGGTTTCCGTCGTAAACAGTAGACCTTCGTCATATTTTAGATTTGTACAGGTCGGTCTAACTGAATTTCTTTTAGAACGAGGGAAGGTCATTGTTTCCCCGGGCTGCATCCCCCTTAAAAGGGCAGTTAATTCGTTTCTTTTTCGTCTCATTGTCGTGTATCGTGTTATGTAGCCCCGAAGGGCTACGGATTAATATTAAATAGCTGCTTTCAATCGCTCTATATCTCTTATTAATTTTTCTTGCCTTGCTACTTCATTATCTGCCATTCCGTCAAGCCCGAGACTTGCATACCATTCTGCATTATTAACAGCCTCTTCTAATGCTATTTCTTTTTTCGAAATTAATGCATTAATGGCGTTCTTATCACGGCTTTCGATTAATATCTCTAAGGCTGTCTTTCTGGTTAAAGTGCTAGTTGCTTTCATAATCGTATTTATTATGTAACCCCGAAGGGCACGGATTAATATTAAATCTTCTGATAACCGAATGAGTTCATAAATTTCTCTGCGCCCTTGAACGTTTTGAAAGTCTTACTACTAGCGAGTGTACACGCTAAGAATCTTTGTCCGGCTGTTGTATTAATCAAGCTAACACAACATACCGTTTCGCTTCCTGCTTTTTTAAATTCTACGTCTCCGATCATTCCTATTTCCATTATTATCTATATTGTGCAGAGCTCTCGCCCCGCCAGTTATTTTTTTTGTTATCTTATTTAATGCCGCAAAGTTTTGAAATTCTCAATAACTCTTCATCGCTCATAAATGCGAGGTCGAAAAATATACCTTCATCGAAAGGTTTGTTTTCAGCTAAAGCGGCTTGTTTCATGCTAACCATTATTTGAGTTATCGTATTGCCTTTTTCTTTATCGCTCATTCCTGCTTTCATAATTCTATACTTTTATTTGTTAGTTCTTGATTGATTGATTAACTTTGATGCGACAAAGATAGGATATTATTATTACCCATAAAAGAAAATAGGAAATAATTATTTCCTATAAAACATTTATTAACTATTGGTGCTTATGGAATTTAAAGATAGATTAAAGATTGCTATTGAGAATAAAGGAGTTACACCTTATGCTATTGGAAGAGACACAAAGGTATCGAAGGTGTCAGTTATGAACTATCTAAACGGAACAAAGCCTAATATAGGTAATATTAATATCCTAGCTGATTATCTAGGTGTTAATGTGGGATGGCTTATTAGTGGGGTAGACGATTCTTTAGAGAGCTCTAAAGTATCGAACGATAGTGATGAAAAATATATCATGCACTATGAAGATTTAAAGGGTAAAGCCATTCCACATATAGACGTAGTTACCGCCTCTTGTGGTCTACCGAATGGCTTTAACTCTGCAATAACGAAAGGGGATTGCGAACGCTTCATCATCCCCGATATGCCCGGTTGTGATTTTACGATCCGCGCCGGAGGTCGTAGCATGATTAATAGAAACGTTCCAGAACGAAGCATTAACGATCGGGATATTGTCGGTTGTCGAATTGTAACAAGTCGCTCTCATGTGCGTTGGGGTGAAGTATATGCATTGGCAACCTATGATGGAATAATGATAAAAAAAATCGAAGAGTCTGATAAAGAGGGTTATATTAAATGCGTTCCTTTTAATAACGAAGAAGGATTCAAACCGTATGATGTTCCGGTTAATGAAATATACGACTGGGCGTTAGTCGTCGGTGTAGTGAGTGTAAAAACATGGATTTAACTAATTATAAAAGACAAAACAATATGAAGAAGCTGCTATTAGGGATAATATTAATATTTTTTCCACTTATCGCATCTGCGCAAGATGAAGTATTAACAAATCAGTCTATAACCGACATGTTAGAACTTGGATTCTCGAACGACGTTATAGTAACTAAAATAAATACGTCAAAAAATAACTTTGATACATCTATACAAGCTCTAAAAGAATTAAAAGAAAAAGGAGTAAGTAATGATATTATTGTAGCGATGATGCAACGGAATAAAAGAAGCGAAGATAAAGAAGCAAGAGAGCAAAGCATTAAAACGGGAATATATTTCAAAGAAAACGACGGTTTTAAAAAGATATTTCCTGCGGCTATTTCTAACGCCAAAACTAATACATTAGGTTCAAAAGTAACGCCTCATATAACTAATACTAAAATAAAATCAGTGTTATCAAATGAACATTCTACTAATATCATAGAAACAAATATACCAGATTTTCGTTTCTTTTTCAATAACACAAAACAAATGGAGAATACTTCTAAGGCGTCTAATTGGCGGTTTACCGTTGCTTCTTCTCCACATGAATTTGTATTAGTAAAGTTGATAAGCAAAAAGGGGAAAAGAGAGTTAAAGACTGGGGAAATTGATTTATATTCAGGTAATTTTGCCGGAGTGGAAAGCAAAGATATTGTAATTTGCAACATTGAGGCAATAAATGAAACAGAATTTAGAGTAACACCACAAACGCCGATTTTACCCGGTGAATATTGTTTCCTCTATCAAGGAACTACGCCCCATAGCTACAATAATAGTCAAGCCGTTTTTGATTTTTCTATTTCAGAAAATTGCAAAATAGAAAATAAATACAAGATTGATGATAGTGTATGGGTTCTAAAAGACGGTAAACCGAAAAAGTTAGAAGTTATGTCCGTTAATGTCAAAAACGATGGTATATATTACTCTTTAAGAGCACGAAGCAGTTGGAAAGATGAAGAGTATAAAGAATCCGACTGCTACTCATCCAAAGAAGAAGCAACCAACAAATAAACAAGTGTCATCGACCACTAAATCGAACTAAACATGAAAAACCGAATCAAATCATATTGGAGCAACTGTTTGTCGATCGCTGCGATTATATGCAGTGTTGTCGCTATTTGCGTTTCGTTACCATCCGCGCCGGAGCTAGGTATAGACTATATCGGGGTGATAGTAGGGATTTTATCGCTTTTGGTGACTATGTTAATCGGATGGCAGATTTGGAATGTGATTGCAATAGATAAGAAGGTTAAAGATGAAGTGAAGCAAGTCAGCAAATCTTTTGCAAAGGATATAAAAAAAATAAAAGATGAAAGTGAAATTTCTACGAAAAAAATACTATATAAGGCAGAGTATATCGAATTGAAATTTCAGTTATCAAAATGTGATCTGCGAGGAATAACAATCTGTTTAAAAGCAATGGTTGAACATGCAATATCTATTAACGAACCATACTTTTTTAGCGATGTTGCCGCAAAGATATTATTATCAAAAGAACAAGCGAGTGTAGTAACAATCTCTAATGGAGTTAGACAGATAGAAGTAAATAATGACTTCTTAGAGATTTCTCAAAGTCTTTTAAATCATTTAGCTGCCTCCGATAGATTCACCCCTGCATTATTGGAAATGGTAGATAACTTAAAAAGAGATAATGAGAAGATACGAAAAAATATAGAGAATAAATAGAGTATTCAAAAACAAAAGACATGATTACAATAGATAAAAAAGATATTATAGTAGCAATACTAATCGCCTCTAATAAATCGCTGACAGACTTAGACGTTTACGATTTAAAAGAGCACAATATAACAATAGATGAATGCGACATAATTTTACGCCAACTCGAAAAAATGGGACTAATAGATATAAAGAGTAGATATTCGCGGCCTAGTGGTTTTGTCGTTGCTATAAATTCCGGCTTACATGAATTTTCGTCGCGTGGAGCTTTTAAAGCACAAGAGCTAATACTTTCGACGCAACTTGAAAGATTGGATATAGAGATACAACTTATGAAGTCTCAACTTACGCCGGACAAACTCGATCAATTTAGCAAGGTATTTTCTATCTTTAGTTCTGTGTGTAGTATGCTTCCCTATATCAAGATCACCCATGGCGAATAACTCCACCAACCGGAATATGTCGGGATTATCTAAAGTATTACGCCATACGCTAGGCGAAATATTATCACTATAAATACGTTCTCCGTTAACCTCGAATATTCGAGATACGTCGATAATATTTTTATTTTGCTTTGTGATTACTCGCTTCAAAGTGAAAACGGCTTCTACGGCACGTTTATTATCAGAATCGTTGCTTTGAGTCATAATAGTACTTTTACTACTAGCCGGATAAACTAGAAACAGATAGCTTAAATTCAAACAAATAATATTTGCTATTTCTGATTGATTGATTAACTTTGTATTGAAAACGTTCTTTGATAAAGATGAAATATAAGAGGTGATATTTATAAGAAAGGGAATGAGTACCGTTTTTTAATGCAAATTCGGTGCAAATAGATTTTATAAATATTATAAGATATTAGTTATAAGCGTTTTAGGTGGTGTAGAAAAACGCCTCTCACGCATGTAATACGAGTTCGATTCTCGTACCCACTACTATCTGATTATCAGCCTCTTACTAACAAGTAAGGGGCTTTTTTATTGCCTTATATCTATATCAAAGTATCGTTTTTAGGCGTTATAAACGGGTATTATTAAGGAAAATGGTGCAAATTTTGCGCAAATTTTCATCTCGCATAATATCGCGCTATCCCATTAATGTACCTACCTATAAAGAAAAAGAGGAAATGCAGCTAAACTACATTTCCTCTTTTTCTTTATAGATCTCAAAGTAAGATTCTTTATCTATTCTCAACCGGACTCTTTCTTCCCTCTTCTGCCCAGCCAGGTTTACGAACAAGTTGAAATACAGTTGACTGAAAGAAAGGTTGGAACGATCATAGGTTATATCAAACGTCCAGGTTCTACGGAAAGAATCGAAAGTAGCGAATGGTTGCTCACCTCCTTTACACATAAACACTTCCGGGAAAGACGTAGGCGGATAAGGCTGGAATAAGCCCGCTAATTGGGCATACACATAGTCAATCATCCATTCGTCTCCCGTCAAGGTCAATTCCCCTTTCAAGCGGAGTTTGATTGCATAACTGGCAGTCACGTCAGACGAGGTATAAACAGGGACTTGGCTTTCTACCGGATAGTTACCGTCTTTATATCCAAGACTCATCGTTAGTTTAGACCGGCCGACGCCATTAAATCCATCTACTTCCTGATCCGCCGACTGATTTTTCAGGTTAATCATAAATGTCAGTTTACCGAGAGTCGGGTCACCCGGATATTGCGCAAGCGTGTCCAACACATAATCTTCGGTATTATAACTTCGGGCTATCAAATCTCCCTTTCCTGCCTCCAAAGCCGGACCGCCTCTTTCCACATCCACGTTGCCAACCGGATAATAAATAGCATCATTATCCCTTACGCAGCCACTCAAACAAAACAGCAACACTGCCAAGCC